ACTTTACAATCAAGGTTCCACAAGAAATTAGAATTCATGTTTTGCCAGCAGATTCTCGTGTGTTATTGGTTTGCCAAGAAAATCGTGTAAATACTCCTGTACACGAATCAAGAGTGTTGCTTGTTGAACAAGAGACTAGATTACATTATTTGTTAATCCCGCCTCTTACCAATATCAAGAGCACACCATATGAAAGGGCGATCTAAAATATGGCCAATTTAACAGGTGCAAAAAAAGACAACACAGGTCTTTATTTTGTTAAAGACAGCACAGCCAATGTGAAATATGGTTTGGATTTTACAGATTATCTTTCTGCCAATGACAGTTTATCCACAGCTTCAGTTACAATCAGCACCATCTCAGGTGATGCATCTCCACTGGCATTCCCTACCAACATGGCCACTGATGTTACTATTGCAGGTGCACTGGTTAGCATAAGATTAAGAAATGGTACCAACAACAATATCTACACAATAAACTGCACAGTGACCACTGCCAATGGAGACACTGACACAAGAAGATTTAGAATTAAAATAGAGGATAGATTATTATAATGGGTGAAGATCAAAAAATAACCACACCAAGGGGTTCTGCTCCCAAGCATTACAAATTGGATCGTGACATGATATTTAAACTGGCCACTTTGATGTGTACCTATGATGAGATCGCTTTCGTTGTGGGAACATCAGCACAGACACTGCAAAAAAGATACAGTGCCATAGTGGAAAAAGGCAGAGCAGAAGGTCGCAAATCATTGAGACGTGCCCAGTATGAAAAAGCAGTAATTGACAAAGACGTTCGTATGTTGATCTGGCTTGGTAAACAATACCTTGGACAGGTGGACACACCAGCAGACACAGAAAATACCCAGCCTTTGCCTTGGGCAGAGACAGAGTAGCTAATTACAAAATATGAAGTTATCAGGACCACAGAAACAGGTGGCGGATGATCCCAAAAGATTCCGTGTGCTTGTAACAGGAAGACGTTTTGGTAAAACCACACTGGCTATCAGAGAGTGTGCCTATCATGCCAGAGAACCAGACAAATTAGTATATTTTGTGGCACCATCTTACCGTCAAGCCAAAACCATTGCTTGGCAACAGATGAAAAAAATTCTACATCAATTACGTTGGGTGAAAAGAATCAACGAAGCAGAACTCACGATCTATCTAAAGAACAATTCAAGGATCTGTTTAAGGGGTGCAGACAATCCAGATTCATTAAGGGGAGTAGGTGTGGATTTCTGTGTGATGGATGAAGCAGGAGACATAGATGAATTTGCTTGGACAGAAGTTTTAAGGCCCACACTGTCAGATACCAAAGGCAAGGCACTGTTCTGTGGCACACCCAAAGGTATGAATTGGTTTCATTCTTTGTACATTCAAGGACAAGACAAAAGCAATCCAGATTGGGGCAGTTATCTATTCACTACTCTACAAGGTGGGTTTGTTGATGCTGAAGAAGTAGAACAGGCCAAAAAAGATATGGATCTAAAAACATTCCGCCAGGAATATGAAGCCACTTTTGAATCATGGAAAGGATTGATCTATTACAATTTTAGTCCAGAGCACAGTGTTAAAACATTCACAGTGCCTGACAATGAAACTATTATTCATGTGGGTATGGACTTTAACTTGGATCCTCTCACAGCCGCAGTGAGCTACATCAAAGACGGCATCGTGCATTTCTTTGATGAGATACAGATATGGAGTGCCAACACAGACGAGATGTGTGAAGAGATACATCGCAGATATCCTAACAAGAAGATATTTGTCTATCCAGACCCTGCTTGTCGCCAACGTAGAACGTCAGCTGGTGGTAAAACGGACCTTAGCATACTACAGAATGCTGGGTTTATCTGCAAGGTAAACAACCACCATATGCCAGTGAGAGACAGGATCAACAGCGCCAATGCTAAACTGTGTTCAGCGGCAGGAATTAGAGGTGTTATTATTCATCCTAAGTGTAAAAATTTGTTAAATAGTCTAGCAAAACATAGCTACAAGGAAGGCACATCATTGCCTGATAAAACAGAAGGTTTTGACCATATGACAGACGCTTTTTCTTATCTAATCAGTTTCTTATACCCTATCAAAAGACAACATGAAGCAAAGGAACCACAGAGATTTACACATCACACAGGAGCAGTTAAATGGTAACAACACCTATGACCAGCCAAGACCCAAGGTTCTTAGAAGCCAATGGTGGAGACATAGGAATACCTGTCCATCCAGAATATAGGAATCATATCAATCGTTGGATCTTCTTGATACGGAGTTATCTTGGATCTGCACAATTTAGAATGGGACAATATCTAACTAGATATGTTTTAGAATCAGACAAGGAATACATCAGCAGGGTTCTACAAACACCCTATGACAATCACGTGAAAAGTATTTGTCATATCTACAATTCATTCCTGTACAGGACAGAACCAGACAGAGAGTTTGGCAATCTAGAAGGCACGCCAGAGCTGGAGGCATTCCTAAAAGATGCTGACTATGAAGGCAGGAGCTGGAGTTCATTCATGAGAGATGTAAATCTTATGAGCACAGTGTATGGACATTGTGTGGTGGTAGTAGATCGCCCTGCCGTGGCAGTGGGCACAAGAGCAGAAGAATTAGAACAGGGGATCCGTCCTTTCTGTAGCATATTCACACCAGAAAATATTTTAGATTGGGAATTCACAAGGATGCCAGGTGGAAAATATGAATTGACCTTCCTTAAATTATTAGAAGAGCAATCAGTGAGTTATGGTCAACCCAGCAAATTTTTTATTAGGACCTATACCAAAGATACCATTTCGTTGCATCAATACAGAGCATTAGAAAAAGAAAAATTAGAATTAATTGAAGAGATGCCCAATCCAATTGGCATAGTTCCAGCCACTTTCATCTATGCACAGAGATCACCCATAAGAGGAATTGGTGTATCTGATGTGGGAGATTGTGCTGATTTTGCACTGACCATTAGTAATTCACTCTCAGAAATTGAGCAGTTGATAAGATTATCTAACCATCCCACGCTTGCCAAAACTTCAGAAACAGACGCACAAGCAGGAGCAGGTGCTATCATCACCATGCCCAATGAATTGGATCCAGGATTGAAACCCTATCTATTACAACCGTCAGGACAGAGTTTAGAATCTATATTATCAACCATAGAAGCCAACGTCAAAGCCATTGACAGGATGAGCCACATGGGTGCGATCAGAAGCATTGAAACAAGACAGATGAGCGGTATAGCCATGATGAGCGAATTTCTAACCTTAGACGCAAAGCTAGCGGAAAAGGCCAAGAATTTAGAACTGGGTGAAGAGACCATATTTAGATTGTTCAGCAGATGGCAGGGAGAAGCATGGACAGGAGAGATCAAATATCCAATGGCATTCCACATCAGAGATAAAAATTTAGACATAGACATATTAAAGAAAGCGGCAGATACCAATCCAGCAGATCCCAGAGTCAAACAGGCCATTGATATGAAAATATTAGATATTTTAGAAGTGGAAGAACCTCTATTAGAGACCACAGAAAATCCCAACACAGAAGAAGTTTCAGGAGAAGCAGAAGAAGTTGGTGAAACTGAGGATGAAGATGCCAATTCGTAAAGTCAAAGGTGGATACAAATGGGGCAGTTCTGGCAAAACTTACAGAACTAAAAAAGCGGCTTTGAGACAGGCACGTGCAATATACGCATCAGGATATCGTAAAAAGTAATGGAACCCAAGTTGGTGCACAAGCATCTCCTAATCCGCGCCTTGGTTGATCAAGCACCTGACAAAGACTTTGATTTAAATTCAGCATTAAAAGATTTAGTATCTAGAATAAACATGAAGATACTGGCAGGTCCTTTCACTGCTTTCTGTCCCAATGAAGGTAATATTGGATTCAGTGGCACTTGTATCATAGAAACATCACATATCGCAATACATTGTTGGAATGAACCCAAGCCCAACGTGATACAATTAGACGTTTATACCTGTTCCGCACTGGAGATAAAAGATGTCACAGATTGGCTGGATGAATATTTTGGTGTGTTGATGGTGGACATGAAATTTTTAGACAGAGAGAATGGATTTGAATATATAATATAATCCATTATGGGAATCAATAGATTATATAGGCAACCAGCAGACAGCGCCAAACATCAGCAGTTTAAATTGTTATGTTTGGAATATTTTACCAATCACGAAAAACTTTTGGCCAAGCCCAGCAGACGACACGCAGAACGAGCAAGGAAGGCATTGATCAGAATTAGGAAAGTGGCCTATGAGAGAGGTATAGAAATATTAGAATTATATGCACCATCTAGAAACATAGGCAAAGAACCCATAACCACACCACAGAAACAAAATCAACCAAGAAAGAAAAACCCCAATGTATCTTAATGCCAACATACCTTTGATAGAATGTTATGTGCGGGGAAATTACCTAAGAGATCAAAGAGATAGTCACGACCAATACTTTTGGTGTGTGGTGTTTGGTGTGTGTTCAACTCCCAAACAGGCACCCTTGTTTCATTTTGTGATGGAAGATGGAGGCATATGGTGGAGAGCACCCATATCAGCATTCTGTCAATCAGAAGGAGTCAAGGAACAACCACTGAATGAATTGGTGCTGTGGGATTCGTTTTCCTACAACATAGCAGTGACCACATTCCATCAACTGGCAGGTGCCAAGATGCGATTTACAACCAGAGACAAGCAACAGCAGGAAGGCAGATATCTATTCACACTGGATTGGACAGAGGGTGATTTCAATGAATTGAATTATGGTTATGCGGGCAAGCCAGATCAGCACAAGTGCGGTCATGTGATAGCATTGGACTCAGGCAATTATGCCATACAGCCCAACAATAGATGCAGAGTGTTTGATTCTAACATGGGCACTGATCTCAACCAACCACCCTTGATCAATAGATTGGTCAACACCCATCATTGGTCAGTGGAAGATCAACCCAAATGGACCACAGATGAAAAAGAGGTGGGACAATACGACTACGATTACAGAGACACAGAAAAAAAGTAAATA